CTATTTAATCTTATTATATCATGGCTAAAAAAGCTACAGCTAAAAAAGTTGAGGTAGCACCTCAAGAAATTGAAACTACACAATATGTGGAAAAACCACCACAAAAGGAAAATAAAACTCCTAAGTGGGAAATAAAGGATAGAATATATCTATTAAACGATAGAAGAAGACCTTTAACTTATACAATTCAAAGCGCTCACCATCACAGATCAAATCTATTGTATTTTGATGAAGAACTCGGAGAGCAAAGAGAATTAAGATATGCAACAAACCAAGCCTCACCTTTTAAAGATGAGCAAAAAGGAGAAGCAACACTTGGTCACATTATGTTTGTTAATGGCGAATTAAAAGTGTCTAAACAACATCAAAATTTACAAAAATTGCTTTCTCTTTATCATCCTGGTTTAAACAGAAAATATTATGAGTTTAATCCTGTTGCTATTGCTACAGACGAACTTGATGATATTGAATTAGAAGTAGACGCTTTAGTAGCTGCAAGATCTATGGATATAGATCAAATGGAAGCTATACTAAGAGTTGAAGTAGGTTCGGAAGTTTCTAAAATGAAAAGTAAAGAAATAAAAAGAGATCTTATGTTTTTTGCTAAAGAAAACCCAAGTTTATTTTTAGATCTAGCTAACGATGAAAACGTAATGCTACGAAACTTTGCTATCCAAGCTACAGAAGCTGGAGTAATTAAGTTACTAGAAGATCAACGTACTTTTGTTTGGGCTTCAAATAACAAAAAATTCATGACAGTTCCTTTTGATGAGCACCCATACTCAGCTATGGCAGCATTCTTCAAAACGGATGAAGGTTTGGAAATATACAAATCAATAGAGAAAAAATTCTCATAACATGTAATACTATATAGTAGTCGGGTCACTCTTTATGAGTGGCCTAACTATTATAAATAAAATAAAAAAATAATGGCGGTAAATATAAACACAGTATACACTACAGTATTATACATACTGAATAAAGAACAGCGGGGATATATTCCACCGGCTGAGTTTAATAGTCTTGCTGTACAAGTTCAAAATGATATTTTTGATTCTTACTTCCCTGACGGAAACCAAGTTAACCGCTTAAATCAAAGTAACAGACAAAATGACACAGAGTTTTTTGATATGTTTAAAGATATATCATATAAACTCTTTCCTTTTGAAAAAGAAACAGCTTTTACCTGGAATACTGCAAATGAAGGTTTTATATATACAGGTACTAAAACAATATATAAGCTAGGAGAAATTATTGCAACAACTCCAGCTTCACAGACAGGGCAACCTGCTAGTTTCGAGTCAGTTGTACAATTAACTAGTAAAAGTGATTATACAGAAATTACAAAATCTAAGCTAACTACGCCAACAGCTCAATATCCTATTTGCTTTACAACGCAAACAGCTGCTGCAATTGCACCAGCAACAACCCCACAATTATTAATCAAAGTGTCTCCAGCTTCAGCTACGACAACTTTAGCTGTAAACTGCTTATTTAAGCCGACTGATCCTTCTTGGGGTTTTACAGTAGGTACACTAGGCCAATATGTTTATAATTCAGCTACTTCAGTAGACTTTGAACTAGACGTTTCAGAGCAAAACAATTTAGTGATTGAAATATTAAAATATGCAGGTATAATAATTAAAGACCCGCAAATAGTACAAGCTGCAGCACAAGCATCACAACAAGAAGAAATAAACTTAAAACGTTAATAAATGGCATTAATAACTGAAAATAACGCACAATACTACGCTGGAACGCAAGACTTTCTTGTTAGTAATGCAGCTGCTGGTCAAGCATATACATGCACATTTGACACTGATTTAGTTTTTGGTAGTCATAACCCATTAGAGACAAACTATGCTTTAAATAACTTTAAGTTATACACTGCGGCTGCTGGTGTTGCTACATACACAGAGTATACAGCGGCTTATACTGTTTTAAATAACGTCATAACAATAACTGCTGGTTTACCTTTAAATACAAGCATTGTAGTTCAACTAAAAACTAAAGAAGGTGGTCAGTATGGTAATAGAGACGCCTACGGTAATGTAGTTGAAGAAAATTGGGGATCATATGCTTACATAAAGCTTAACGACATTATAGACAACTACATGGTAGGTTATGTTGGTGACGGCAAACTAGTAAACAAAGTAAAGAAAAGCGATGTATTATTCTTTGCTAAAAGAGGTTTACAAGAATTTAGCTACGATACACTCAAAAGTATTAAATCGCAAGAATTAACAATACCACCAAACTTAAGTGTACCTATCCCACAAGACTATGTTAACTATGTGAATATGAGCTGGATAGACCAAGCTGGTATTAAGCATATTATATACCCAACTACATTAACAAGTAATCCTTACAAAACTCCTATACAAGATGGCCAAGGTGTTCCAACTCAAGACAACTTTGAAAGAAACTTACAAGGAACTTCTATAACTAATAAACGTTGGAAAGATAATAATTTAAAAAATTTAGACAGAGAGCTGGATAATTCATCGTTCTGGGCTAATATATATGGTGGTGGTTTCGGCAACGGTTTTGGAACTGTTGGTGGACAATATGG